AACAGAAGCAAGTAGAAGTACAAGGTATCAAGGGTTCAATGGACTGTAAGATTGATGGTGTACTTACTGATGTTAAGTCAGCGTCACCATATGGGTTCAAGAAATTCAAGGACGGTTCTCTAATTAACGATGACCCTTTTGGATATGTGGACCAAATCAAAGGCTATGCTCACGCTGAGGGTACTACAGATGTAGGTTGGTTAGTTATGGACAAGACCAACGGACACCTGACTTATCTTAAGTATGATATGGCTGATGAATCTCAGTGGTACTGGGCTAAGCTAAACTTCTTCTCGATAGTAGAGCGTATCAAATCTATTAAGAATATAGTTAAGCTGAGCAAACCACCAAAGAGATGCTACGAACCTGTGCCTGATGGCAAGTCAGGGAATATGAAATTGCCTGTAGGATGTAGCTACTGTGCTTACAAGTATGAATGTTGGGATGGACTTAGAACATTTATATATGCTAATGGACCGAGGTACTTAGTTGAAGTTGAGAACTTACCTAATGTAATAGAGGTAGATAAAGATGGCAACAAAGTTTCGGAGTAAGCTAGAGAAAGAATGTGCGGAAGCACTGGGCAGAGAATGGAAGTATGAACCCTGTAGGATTGCCTATACGATACGAAAGAACTACACCCCTGACTTTGTTAAGGGTAGGTATCATATAGAAGTCAAAGGGTTCTTTAGGAGTGGTGACAGACAGAAGTATAAATCAATTGCTGAGCAATTAAGTTTTGAAGGCAAGACATTAATCTTCTTGATGCCACGCCCCGACTCCAAGGTAGCCAAGGGTAATAAGATTACTTATCGACAGTGGTGTGATAAGTATGATATTAAAATATTTTCAACTAAAGAAATTAAGGAGCTTAAGAAGTGGACGAAGATAACATAAATCCTAACCATTATAAGCAGGGTAATATTGAGGTCATAGACTTTATCTTAGACCAAGATATGGATTACCTAACCGCCTCTATAACCAAGTATGTCTGCCGATGGCGATTCAAGAATGGTATAGAGGACTTAAAGAAAGCTCGATGGTTCTTAGATAAACTTATAGAACACGAGGGAGGACAGTATGGCTCTAACTTTAAATGAATTAAAAGAGCGTATTGTTAATGTAGGACTAGACCCTTGTACTCTGTGTGAGGTATTGGATATAACAACAGAAGATATCTTACACGAGTTCGAGGATAAATTAATGGACAAGAGAAAGGAGTTTGAAGATGTTGACGATAACGACTGAGAACTTTATCCTAATGATGGTAGCAATCTTAGCACTGGGGTCAGTAATGATATGGAGACACGGAGCTAGATGTTATGACAGAGGGATAACAGATGCAATACTTATGCACAGGAACGGAAGACTTAAATATAATACTTACTTAGATGACGATGGAAAGAAAATGGTAAACATCGAAATCGACCCACTGGAGGATGAATGAATCAATTACCAAACGATTACCAAAACTTCATTGCACTTAGCAGGTACGCACGATGGCTACCTGAGAAGAAGCGGAGAGAGACTTGGAAAGAAACTGTTGCTAGATACTTTGACTTTATGGAGCAACACTTAAAAGAAAATACGAACCAAGAGTTAGTACCTAAGACTAGGAAGATACTTGAGGAAGCAGTATGTAACTTAGAAGTTATGCCTAGTATGAGAGCATTGATGACCGCAGGTCCGGCTCTTGCTAAGAATAATATAGCAGGATACAACTGTGCCTACCTTAGTGTAGACCACCCGAAAGCATTTGATGAGTGTCTATTTATATTGATGCACGGTACTGGTGTAGGGTTCAGCGTAGAGAGACAGCACGTCAACAAACTACCTGATGTGCCTGAAACTATGGTAGATGTAGAGGATGTGATTGTCGTACAAGATAGTAAAGAGGGATGGCAGTCTGCGTTCCGTAAACTAATCACTTACTTGTATGATGGTGAGATGCCTAAGTGGGACTTCTCTAAGGTGAGACCTAAGGGTGCTAGACTTGCTACCTTTGGTGGTCGAGCCAGTGGTCCTGAACCTCTACTTGATTTGTTTAACTTCTCTACTAACATATTTAAAGAAGCAGGTGGTCGTAAGCTGACTAGCTATGAGTGTCACCGTATGATGTGTAAGATAGCAGAGGTTGTAGTTGTAGGTGGTGTGCGTAGGTCAGCCCTTATCTCTCTATCTAATCTAACTGACGAGCGTATGCGTAATGCTAAGAGTGGTCAGTGGTGGTCAGATACGCCTGAGATGGCACTGAGTAACAACAGTGTATGCTACACAGAGAAGCCTGATATGGGTATCTTTATGAAAGAATGGACATCACTGTACGAGTCTAAGTCAGGTGAGCGTGGTATTTTCAACAGAGAAGCCGCGATTAAACAAGTAGAGTCTATTGGTAGGCGTGACACAGACCACGACTTTGGTTGTAATCCTTGTAGTGAAATCATTCTGAGAGACGGACAGTTCTGTAACTTGACTGAGGTTGTAGTCAGAGCAGAAGACACGCAGAAGGATATACTCCGTAAGGTTAGACTGGCTAGTATACTGGGTACATTCCAAGCATCACTGACTAACATCAAACGATTACGTCCTAAGTGGGTACACAATACAGAAGAGGAAGCACTACTAGGTGTATCTCTTACAGGTATTATGGACAACGCATTTATGAATGGCAGTAATGATGACAGTAGAGGTTACTACGGTAAGAAGAGCTTAGCTGATTTCTTAGTAGAGCTTAGAAAAGAATCTGTTAAGACTAATGCTCACTGGTCAGAGCTACTAGGTATTCAACAAGCTACTGCTACTACTGCTATTAAACCTAGTGGTACAGTCAGTCAGCTAGTAGATAGTGCCAGTGGTATACACACTAGGCACAGTGATTACTATATCCGTAGGGTTAGAGCAGATGCTAAAGACCCTATAGCTCAGCTTATGGAAGACCAAGGCATACCTGCTGAAGCTGATGTGATGAAGCCTAATAGCGTTAAGGTATTCTCCTTCCCTATGAAAGCTCCTAAGGGTGCGGTAACTAGGAACGAGAGGAGTGCTATCGAACAGTTAGAGCTGTGGCTTACATATCAGAGGTACTACTGTGAGCACAAGCCTAGTGTTACTGTTAGTGTTAGAGAACACGAGTGGATGGAGGTAGGTGCGTGGGTATACAAACACTTCGATGAAGTATCAGGTGTTAGTTTCCTACCACACTCAGACCATACATATCAGCAAGCACCATACGAGGAGTGTGATAAGAAGACACACGATGCTTTAGCTAAGATTATGCCCAAGCAAGTCAACTGGGATTTAATTAGCGAGTATGAACTTACAGATTCTACAGTAGGTTCTAAGACCTTGGCTTGTACTGGTAGTGTGTGTGAGCTTGTTGATTTAGTAGAAGAAGAGAGGGACATCGAATGATAGAAGGAATACTATTGGTGTTAGCTCTACAATTAATTGTATTGAAACTAACAGGAGATTTATGAAAGATAAATTAGATATGTTTTTGCAATCTATTTTTATAGTTGCAACAATAGTTTCTGCGAGTTGTCTAGTGTACGTTGTTATGTTCCTAGACGCTCTTAGAAAGGGGTGGCTTGTATAGCCAATGTTTTACATTAATATAGGAGACAATATGTTAGAAAAAGTAAAGAACGGTGCTGATGGTGCGATTGACGTTGGCATTAAACTGATTAGCTTATCAATTATATTACAGATTATCTTTGGTCCAAAGGTAGCCTTCCTAACTGGAGATGTAATTGGTTCTATCTTAGGTATAGTATGGACCTTAGGCAATGGGGGATTGGCAGGTATAATCGCAGCCCTTATCATTTGGAGACTACTCGACAAAGATATTGTTGATGAGCTTAAAGACTAAGGCTAACAAAACTTGGGGTCTCGTCCGTATGGATGGGACTTCCAAGCTATACTACAAATTAAGGAGTGACAAGAAATCTGTCACCGGTGACAAAGTTAATCCAAGACTTTGGCAAACTGACTGGAGGAAGTAAGTGAACGAGAATAAAGTTATTAAAGCACTTAACAGTATGAAGTATAACTTTGAACCTATGGATGATAGGTTCTCAAGGTACGATGCTTTTGATAAAGAGCACGGGATTATGCTAGAGATTAAGTGTAGGAATAAACACTACCCCGACACATTAATAGAGAAGATGAAGTATGATTGGAACAAGAACTTTGCAGAGGAAAACAACCTAGAGTTTTGGTACGCAGTATCAATGCCTAACAAACCCGGCAGTCATACAATATATATCTTTGACCCCGCTAATTTAGAATCAGACGAAGACGGATATGATTTTAAGTGGCACATAAAAAAACTCCCAGAGAACACAGAGTTCAAAGGGAGTCAATGGATAGACAAAGAAGTTGGTTATCTACATATAGATGATTGTCTAATATCTTTTGAAGAACGTACTAATCATTAGAATTATTTCCTTGGTACTGAGGTACAGACATAAGACCTGCACCTACACCCGCCTGTTGCCTAGCTTTTTCATAGGCTAGGTCAGCAGATTTGGGCACAGCATACTGTAGTTCTGTAAGTTGTTCTGCCCAGTTAAACTTATCTTGGTCTTGTACTCTTCTTTTTAATGTTGCATTTGCTAGAGGAGTTAGCTTCTTAACAGGATTTCTTATGTCTCCTACAAACGGAGGAGTAACTGCTAACACTCTATTAGGTAACAGTTTTGACATACCCGGTATTTTTTCTAGGAAGTTATGCTCATCACTAACAGACATAATAAATTTACCGTTAGGTTTAACACCTACAATTACATTAACACCACCTTCTGTTATAGAAGAACCTTTTAAACCATAGTTAGTCCACACGTTTCCTGATTCTTTATCTATTTTAAATATAGGTTTAGAGTTACCTCTGTAGTCTGCACCCTCTAAAAGTTTTTTAAGTTCTTTTAAATTCTTTGGATTAGCGTCTGTAAGAGTTCTTTGCATAGCATTGAACCTAGCATCAAGACCACCAAGAACATCATCATAGTGCCTTCCGCTTTTGTTCATACCCCTACCCCTGTCTTCAAAACCACCACGTTTTATATACAGTTTAGTTCCTTTAGAATCTTTAAAAGGTATTCCCTTACCATCTTTCCATACAGAACCTATATGTTTCTCAATAAAACTATACTCTTGTTTAGTAGGGACTCCTCCAAGACCTGCTGTCATACCTTTTGTTAGCTTACCATACTGACCTTTTTTAAATGGCTGATATCCACGAACACCTAAGAATTTATTAAAGTCAGAAAGTATTTGCTTACCTCCTACTCTACCTGACTGTTCTAATATATGAGCATTTGCTAAAGCTCTGTGTACTAGCTCTATATTTTTATCGTTCTTGTGAGATAAGAAAGAACCCTCAAGTAAACCTTTGTTTATTCCTTCGCTTCTATACAGAGCTCTAGAGTAAGGACTTAAAGCATTAGATAATAGATTCATACCACCATAAGCACCGGTCTTCATAAACCCAGTTAGTTTCTTACCTGCTTCGTATCTTCTTATATTAGAAGAGCTTCGTATAACATCATCAGCTTGCATTAAAACTTGCTTTTGAAAAGGAGTTGTAAACTTCATTGAATCTGTAAGCAATCCTTGCTTCATTGCTTCAACCACATCTACAGTTCTCTGAGTTTTACCGTAGTAACCTTGTATAAAATTAGGTATTGAGCTTGCAGTAAATCCTTTCATAGCGTCAGGGTTTACATCTGCTCCTGCTTTAATAGCATCGTCAACACCCTTAACACCTTTAGTAAACATACCGCCACCAATTAAATTAAGAGGGTCTACCAGTAAGTTTGCAGTTCCAGTTAATAGATAACTAGCTTTACCTAAAGCATCTCTTTCAGAAAACTTTTGTTTAGCTAAGTCTTCAGATACTAATTGTTCAAAGTCATAGTTCTCTTCTTGATTCCAACCACGCTTAAGACCCTCAAAGCGAGTCTCGTCATCTCTCTTAGCACCTACAAAGTATCCTTGTATTGCGTTAGCAGGTCTGTCAAGGTCCTCCATTAAGTCACTAAACCAACCCATTAGTCTGCCCTCTTAAGTGCTTGTCCTGCTTCCTTACTTATCCTCTTTAATTCTTTCTTAAGTCTAGTCATCTCTGCTTTATACTTGTCGTTGTCTACTCTACCGCCTGCTCTATCTCTAGCCATACGGTTTATCTTTTTGTTTAGAGAGCTTATCTTATTCTGATACTTGTAGTTTACACGCATCTTCATTTTCTGCTCGTCATAAGTTTTAACCTTAATACCGATAGCTCCGAGAAGTGCTTCGTTCAAACTCTTGTCATCTTTAGTTGGATGCCTCTTACCATTAGCTTGATAAGCATTATATATGCTAAACCCTTGATGAAAGAAAGGTAAAAACTCTTTACCTATGATGTTAGCCCTAGCTTTTAACTCATCCTCCATAACTCCTGAACCTACTCCCGGTTCCATCTGTTGTGTGAATGTATCAAATCCTGTGACTGCTTTGGCTATACCACCAATAGCACCACCTGATGGCTGTAAAGGTGCGGGAAGACCCGGTACGCTAAACCCTTGTTGGCTTGTGCTAAACACATCACCCGCAGGAATCCACCTCGATACATCTAGATACTTCTCGTTAGGAAGTTTAATCATTGTATTAGCCCCAGGAATTCCTAGTACATCGAAGCCCATATTCAGCTCCTCGTATCGCTTCCTCTCTGTCCTGTACTCCTCATCATCCGCAGCTAAATCGTTAGCAGCATTTAAGATTAGACCCCATTTAGCTATCTTCCAAGGTCTCTTCATTACTGTTTCAGCTACGATAGGTGCAGCTCTATATGTATAAGAGATAAATGGCATAGCAGTCTCACGCATTAGTTCTACTGCAGGTGCATCAATCTCATAGTCAAGCATATACTTACGAGCAAAAGCTGCTGCTTCTGCGTACTGGTCATCAGTAGGTGTAATACCTTCTCTAACATTCTTAGCTAAGTGGTCCTTAAATAAAGCTAGACGGAAGACGCCATCCTCTGCACTGTATAGTTTATCTAGTGGAGTTTTACCTGCGTGTTTCTTTGTACTCTCCCACATATTATCTAACAGCTTGTCATCATTCTGAGCACCTATCTTCATATACTTCTTGTAGGTGTCTACCTCAAAGTCTGTTAGTTCTCTCTTCATCATATCAGCATTAAAGACTCCTAACTTCTCAGCCATTTTAAAGTCTTCACTCTTAGTCTTATTACCTAAAGGAGTAAACGCGTTAAAGAAATCTTTACCTGCTGAGCCTAAGTGTTTGTACTGACCGTCAACTAAATCATACAGAACTACGTTAGACATAACATTGTTCATATGTACTACTGGGTTAAGAGATGTTTTAGTTCTCTTCCAAAACTGTAATGCTTTGTGGTGTAGCGTAGAGAATCCTCCGTACCTACCTTGTCGATACTTCTTCATTCTGTTAGCCCACACTAAATCCCTATGAACTTCCGGAGATACATACCTACCTGCTAAGTTTCCAAACTCTCGAACTCTAGTTCCTTTCTTTCCTACCTTAACAAAAGTTTCAGGCATCTTTATAAAACCTTCTGGCACATTTTCTGGTGCTACATTCTTAGCTAAGACAACCTCAGGACCCATCTTAGTTATATCATCATAGAATTTAAACGTAGCTACATCGTTAGTCATTAGCTTACCAGTCTTAGCCATAGCAAATGTAGAGCTTATAATCTCTCCCATCTTTGCTCTTTCTTCGGGAGTGTAATCTTTGTTCATAAGGACTTGACCCTTACCTTCTTTAATTACTCTGTATCCGTTAGCTTCTTCTTCTTTAATTCTAGCAGCTAATGTCTGACCTTTTCTCGGTCTAAATGTTTTATCTCTACCCCTACGAACAAACTCTGATGCAATAACTCCTACATTATTTTCATCTCTAATTATTCTTTTCTTTCTAGGGTCAGCAGTTTTTTCGTAAGAACGATATAAATATTTTTTCTTGTTGGCTTTAAACACATCCTTATCTAACAAACCTAAGTCTACTAATTGTTTACCTAGACCATTAACAATATTTCTACCTTCCTTGCCTAACGCTTTAATGTCAGGAGTCAGAAGTTCCATCTCAGACTTAGCTAACTTCTCGTCAGTCATAAGTTTGTATAGTGCTCTATCTTGTTCAGGAGTTAGCTTGTTAAATTTTTCAAGAACTTCATTAAAGTCACCCGCCCATTTGTTTTCTAATATTCTTCTGCTACCTTTAGCTTTAACATAGTTATCAGGAAGACCGTAGTTTTCTATAATCCAACCACCCATAGTCTTACCAAATCTAGTTTGTCCGAACCTATCAGCAGCTTTCTTACCAGCAGAATAAGCTGGACGTATAGGAGCAGCTATGCTTCTTTGTACTATGTTAAGGTCTTTAGCAAACTCTCCGTCATCTATAGCTTTACCTATGTTAGAGTAACCACTCTTAAGAGCAGGAACCATAGTCTTATTAAACTTGTACATAGCAGGAGACAAAGCAGTACCGCCTGCAATACCTATAAGAGTATTGTTAAGCCTAGTCATACCTTCTTCTTCATCTACATATCCTAGAGGTGCAGAAAGACCTCCGGCAATAGCTCCTGCTTTTGCTGCGGATGCAATATTCTTTGCTTTCATTCCGGGGATGAACCAACCGATAGGGTCTCCAAACAAACCTGCAGTATAAGCAGCCATCATAGAACCACCATACTCTTCGTTTTGTAAATATGTATTTAACCTTCGTTGGTCCGCAGCCATTTGTTCTTCGTCAGTACCAAGTAATTGCTTGACTCCACGCCAAGTATCTTGCAAACCCATACGAGCAACAAAGGCTAGTTTGTCTTGATAAGTTTCTTCTTCATACTCAGGAGATATATTTCCTCTAAGACCTGCAGTAGATTTATTTATATAGTTACCTGAGGATATCGACTTACCTTCTTTCCAAGCAGCTAGTTCTTCTTCATAAGTCATAGCTTATCCTTATTTATTTGTGTACCAAACACCGCCCATTCTTTTAATTTCTCCTTTTTCTTCAGCCCTAGCTTGTTGTGATTGAGTTTGATATCTAGAGTCACTAATTTTTACTTTAGTCCACTTAGTTTCACTAGTATCATCAATTTGTTTTTCTCTGTTAGTGTTTTCTACTTTTTTAAGATTCTCTTTAAACTCTCCTGCTAAAGTAGCTGCAAATTCTTCAGCTTCTCCTGCCTTTCCTTGCCTTAATAAAGAAGTAAGAATCTGACCGTTACTTAATTTATTGTCTTTGCCATTAAGTTTAGCAGGAACTATATCAAATTGTTTTTTGTTTATGTTAAATTTATCTGATAAGAAATCTGTTTCTACATCAGCAACAACAACATCTTCTCGTAGTTCTCCTGATACTTCGTCTACAGATTCTACCGTAACAGCAACAGCACTCTTGTCTGGAATTCTTTCATTGTTAAAGTTTTCTTCTAATTTATTATTATAAGTTTTTCTTGTACCGCCTTGACCTATCCTAATAATATCTAAACCTTCTTCACCAGTAACATTACTTTCAGCCCAAGATAAGAATTCAGGAGTATCCTCTTTCCAATTACCTTCTCCCGGGAATGCTCCGGATACAAAGAACCTTTGTTTATATTGGTCCCATATTCTATCGTATACCCTAGCTTGTGCTGCGGTTAATCCATACTCCGCAGCTTCAACTTCTTTAGGGTCAGTAATTGTATCGTATTCGCCTGTCTCTACATTGTACTTGCTAATAATGTCTCTGTCTCCATCATTAGTAACTAAGAACATACCATCCGGAGGCATCTCTAATCCTCTTTCTGCAAGTTTAGTAGCCATTAATTGAGCTTCAGTATCAGCTTCTATCTTAGCATTTCTAATATCATTATTGTATGTATAGTTTTCAGTTTCAATTACAATATTATCTTTCTGTGCTAACTTAAGTTCTCTTTCTGCTTTAGAATTAAGTTCTTCTAGATTGTAAGACTGCTGCCACTGGTCTTTTTGTATATCTACTTTTTGTTGTTCAAACATCTTAGTAAATTCAAACTCATTCTCAGCTAACATTTGTCTTGCTCTAGCTATATCAAGGTCTCCGTTTCTAATTTCATTAAGAATTGCATCTTGTGTTTTAGCATACTCATCTTTAGCTAGTAACCTTTCTTGTTCGCTTGAAGCTAGATTATAGTCTCTATCTTGTTGATATTTAAGATTTTCAAATTTACCGAAATCTAATTCAAGACGACCTTCTTGAACACCAATGTCAGACTTAGTCTTAGATTCTTCACTAACAACTTGTCTTTCTAGTAAGTCAGTCTTTCTAGTTTCTAAATTAAAAGTTCTATCTTGAGTTTGCATTGTTCTAGCTTTATCTAAAAACTTTTGACCTATGCCCGGAAGACCTGCTTGAATAAATTCATTAGCAATATTTCTTAAAGTGTTAGGATTGTTTTGGTCCATATTCTGAGCACCTTTTAAAATATTAGTTATAGTCTCAGCCTTTTCTTGTTGTGCAGTTTTCATACCTGCCATACCAGCGAGGTTTTGCATAAGCATACCTCCGGCTTGAGTTGCTCCATATACAGAAGCACGACCCGGTTGCAGTTGAGCTACCTTTAATGCTCTATCTCTAATGTTTACATTATCTGCTGTAGCTGAATCAAAGATATTAGCTATACCAAACATACTTTCTTCTGCCATTAGTAGTCTCCTCCAAATTGATTGTTTCCAATCTTACCTTGATTAAACAAACTACTCTTAACAGTAGGATTCATTGCTCTACTAATTTGACGTGCTGCATTTCCTCCTTTAGTAAACATACTACTAAAGTTTCCAAAATTATAATCTTGTGCTTGACTTGCTAATCCTGACCAAAATCCTGCTGTAGTATCTGCAGTATTGCTTCCTGCTGTAGATACTCCTGACATATTACCAGTAGCATTAGAACCTTGACCTACCATTCTTCCTAAGTCTGCCTGAGGTGTGAGCATACCTGCTACATTTCTAGCCCCTTCACCCATACCAAGTGCTTCAGCTCTAAGCATATTTCTGTAGTCCATACCAGTCTGCATAGATTGCATTTGACCTCTCATCCTTTCTCTACCAATAGCATCTTCAATAGCCATTTGGTCGTAGTATCCTTGTGTTCCAGTCCTGCCTTGTGCTATAGCAGCTTCTTGTCCTTGAAGTCTAGATTGATTAAAAGCATCAGCATTAAAATCTTCAAACCTTTTAAACTGTTGTTGCTCCATAGCATATGGGTCGCCCATCATACTTTGTAATTCTTCATTTGCCATAGCAGAAGAGCCTAAGAATCCTTGCATCATAGCTTGATACTGTGGGTCTAGAGTTTGAAGTATTTGTTTTGTTTCGGGGTCAAACTCAACATTACCTGCAGGACCATAGTTGCTCCAAGGTAGTGACCTATCGTAAGCTAGGTTTTGTTGGTCTATTTGAAACTGCTGATTCTTTTCTGCAGCTTTTTGTTGTTGCCTAGCGGAAAGCATACCGACTGCTGCCTTTGCTAAAAATGCTCCTATTGCCATCTTAATCTCCTGTTGAAAATCCGTTATTATCTATTGCTGTTCCTGCACTACCGCCTGACCCACCAGAACCAGTACCATCACCTGATTGACCGCTTTGTCCAGAAGAACCGTTATTACCTACTGAACCTCCAGAACCACCAGAGCCAGCAGTTGTTGTTCCTCGGCTTCCACCCGCTATTGCACCGATACCGCCACCGCCAGCAGCAGTTAAAGTACCTGCCCCACCGTTACCTGATTGTCTTACACATCCAGAGCCACTACATTCAGCGTTTCTTGAACCGCCAGAGCCAAAGGATTGTCCTCCTCCGCCTCCACCGCCACCTGCATAGTCACGGTCAGAGAAACTCTGGTCATCAGTTGAACCACCGCCTCCTCCACCGCCTCCTCCTCCACCGAGGATAGAGCCATTATTATCTAAAGTAATGTTTTTTTCTAGCTTTAATGCTGTGCCACCACTACCACCAGACGAGCCATTAGCAGCAGCAGCACCTCCACTACCTCCTGCTCCTCCAGCACCATAAATATAACCATTGTTAATAATAGTGAGAACACCTGCGACACCACTTCCAGTAAGTAGGGCAGGGGTGCTGGTTGAGTCTGAATAAACATAAACACCAGAGTTAATAACTACATCTACATCACCTAATTTTTGGTCAGAAGTAAGTACAGTATCTAAATCTAATTTATTAACATTACTAGAAACTGTATAAGTATATTTCCTTTGATAAAAAGGCTTCCAAGAACCACCGTCTTTGACACTAGCAGTTAATACTTCTTTCCAAGCACCGCCATCTTTAACAGAAACCTTTGTAGGTTCTTTCCAAGTTCCAGAATCGTTTATCTTTAAAGTCATATTAGCTTGCTACTTGATACCAAATATCTCCGTTAGACCCACCACTTGCAGCAGAAGTGCTTACTGTTCTAGCACCATCTCCGTTCGTACCTAAATTTCCTATCTCAGTTTGAACATAAGCTGTTGTTGCTACTTGTGTTGTGTTTGTATTTGCTGAAGCAGTAGTTGCACTAAATGCTTCTGAAGCATCCCCATTAATGTCTGCTTTAGTATTTACTGCTGTTTCTATTGCTGAAAATTCAGTGTGAAAATCAGCCCCGGATATTACTTTTGCTGCATCTGAGTCAGCTAAATTATCTTTGCCTGACCAAGCCACAACTTTTGAATAGTCTGCCATTATCTTATTTTCCCTTGTTTATGTAAAAGTGTTAAGTCTTGTAAAGACGCATCATAACCATTACTTTGAATGCTTATAGATATTTTTAAATTTTTTGCTGAACCTGTAAGAGGTGTCTTATATTCTTGTAATCCATATACAGGTTTATATGTAGACGCAACCGAGTGTAATGTAGCATTGTGTCCACTACCTGCGTGAGCACCACTTGCATTTAGAGCTCCGTATAAAGAACTTGACGCCCCCCATAAAGATGTTGTACCTGTAGTTGTAGGATTTAGAGTTATAGATGTAGTTTTAGACGGAGAAGAACTATAATCTTTATACCATTTTAATCCTAAGTTAGCACCAGAGCCACCTTCTATAACCATAAATAATCTTTTTAACAGAGACGCACCTACAGACTCTCCTAGATTTACCCAAGTAGTTTCAAAGCTACCTGTATAAGAAGCATAACTATATGTAGTGCCATTAGCTGCTAAGTCTGAATCATAATATCCTTCATAAGTAGCAATACTTCCGTCTTTCTGTCCTACTAACATACCGTAAGTATCTGTGTAAGCTATGCTTGCAGGTTCTCTATCTAAATCAAATGTCCAAGTAGTTATTCTAGGAGCTTGATTAGGAGTTAAATGTTTAAAGTCAAAGACATAAGTAATGTTACTAGCAGTAAAAGTCATTACATATATTCCTTCGTTCTCTATATAAGCTGACTTAACTTCTGTACTCTGACCTATGTTTCTAATTAATGTGTCTTTAACATTTACTGATAAATCAGTTAGCGGTACTTTATCTTTTTCAGATGTACGAGCTAGTGACCTAAGACCAGTAGAAGATAAAAATACTAAATCATCTCCAATGTGTTGTACTGAATCTCTAGCTACACAACCTACTCCTCGTATAACTTCATTAAGTTTCATACTACCTACAACATCAGGACTTTCATATATAGCTATGTTGTTCTTACCAAATACAGCAAGTTGTCCATAAAACGGAGCAATAGCTATTATATCGTCCCTACCCCAAACTTTCTTTAAATCAAAAGAACCACCACCGTTTCCTGTAGTATAGTCATCAGAGTCTAACAGAGCAGAGTAATGTAATACATCTTTTTCTTCTGCTACACCACCAACCCACATACGACCATAAAATCCTACGCCACAACTAGGTTTAAATTCACCTGACGATACAGTAGCAGGTCTAGTAGCATTATCAAAAGCT